ACATCGAAGACAGGATCGTCGCCCGCCTCTCAGGCGTCGAACTCGTCACCATCGAATCGCCATCCTTCGGCAGCGTCGGCTCTGCCAGCCGCGACCTCGCCGGCCTCTGGTGGCGCGTCGTCGGCAAAGTCGACCAGCTCGGCATCCCCGTCGCCGAAGTCTCACCATCCGGCCGAATCAAGTACGCACTCGGCACCGGCCGCGGCGACAAAGACCGCGTCCTCGCCGCCGTCATCAAGCGCTACCCCGACCTCGACGTCACCGGCAACGACATCGCCGACGCGCTCGTGCTCGCAGCCATGGGCGCCCGCTGGCTCGGCAATCCGATCGAAGACTCACTGCCGGCCAACCACGTCGCGGCCATGGACGGCGCGCACTGGCCGGCCGGCGCCAATCAACTCACGACCGCCTGAAGGAGGCTGACATGCCACGCAACGAGATGAACCCGCGTCACTGGCGCGACTTCCTGGCCGTACTCGACACGGTCGACGCCGGCCGCGAGGTCTCCAGCAACCACCTCCGCAGCCTGCTCAACACCGCCGACATCCCGGAGAAATCCCGCGGCGGACTCTTCTCGCAGGCAGCGAGCCAGGGCTTCCTGAGGCGCCTCCGCTACGAACCGTCCACCGGTGACAGCGCGCACGGTGCCGTCATCGCTATCTACGTCCGCACCAAGCAGCCGATGGCGGTGGCCGCATGACCACCATCCAGAACGCGGGCGGCGGCGACTGGCTCGACCTGCCCACCAAGCCCGTCCCGCACCGCGGCCGCACCATCCCGCTGGGCCTGCCGTGGGCCGAGCTCACCGCGAACCATGTCGCAGCCGGCGGCCAGGTGGACTCCGGCGTGTGGCACAAGGGCAACGTCAAAGTCATCGAGGCCGGGCGTCGCGGATCCGAGCGGATCCACACGTTCGTCGAGGACGAGCACTACCAGGAGAGCGCGTCCCCGGCGCCGAAACGTGGAGCTCGTCACCGCAAGCCGGTTCAGCCCGACTCTGTCACCGCGGCCGCCGCCAAGCCGCGCGTGACGCTGTCCGACGAGGCCCGCGCCGAGATCGCCAGCCGGTACGCCGCAGGCGAGCACATGCCCGAGCTGGCCGCAGCATTCGGCGTCGGTGTCGGGTCCGTGTCGTGGGCGCTGAAGATCCACGGCGTCAAGACCCGCAGCCAGGCCGAGGCCCGCGCGCTCGCCAAAACGAGGAACGCGTCATGACACCCGACGACCCGCGCCACGGCAGAAACAGCGGGTACTACGCGCACCACACTGCCGGACAGGACGCCTGCGAACCCTGCCATCAGGCATGGCTACGACACCGCCGCCTCCGAGACAAGAAGAAGGCCATGGGGATCCCGCCCCAACTCCCCATCGGGGACCTGATCTACGCGAGGCTCCGGACCGCTCGCGACCGCGGCATGACCCACCAGGAGATCGGCGCCGCGATCGGCGTCTCCTCATCCTGCGCATGGGCATACGTCGAGCACGGCCCCAACTACATCGTGCTCGCCAAGACGTGGCGGAAGCTCGCCGCGTTCCGGCCCGGCCAGATCCTCACGCCGACCGGGATGATCCGCCGCATCCAGGCCCTCCACCACCAGGGCTGGAGTTGCGCCTCCCTAGCCCGTGAGATCGGGTGCCACGAGGAGTCCCTGCAGGAGGCGCTGCGCCACCGGGAGTACTCGACTAAGCGACTGCAGGTGGCAGTCGCTGAGGCGTACGACCGGCTCTGGGACAAGCCATGCCAGGAGCACCCGCGGATCACCAACCGAGCCAGAGGACGGGCGCGCCGAGCGAACTGGCCCCCCGCCATGGCCTGGGACGACGACGCGATCGATGACCCCCGCGCCCGTCCCGCCGGCCTCATCGGCAGCTATTCGCAGGCGGCAGGGATCGACGAGTCCGCGATCGAGCGCCGGATCCTCGGCGACCGCACCGCGAAACTCCACAAAGGCGAGACAGCCGAGGTTGTCCGCCGCATGCTCGCCGACGGCTGGTCGCAGAACGGGATCCGCCGGCACACCGGGATCAAACCGGACCGGTACATCGACCCCGCGCTGAAGCGGACACGGCAGTCGGTGGCGGCATGAACAAGACCGAGCTGCTCGAACTGCTCCTGGTGGAGAGGTTCCTCCCGTTGCCTCCCCGTCCCGAGCCCGGCCCCGCTGTTGCCGAAGTCCATGTGCCCCGCGTTGCGGACGACACCGAGGACGTACAGGAGGAACGCCGGCGCATGTTGCTCGACGCAACCGATGACCCGGCCGTACTGGTACAGCGCCGCGGCATCTACGTAGTACCGAGGAGGGCCGCATGAGCACTGACCACACGATCATCGGCGGCTGGCGCTACGACCAACTCCGCCTCGTCTACATGGGCGTCCAGCCGATCGAGCAGACGTTGCATGTCGTCGGGGTCCGCGCCCGCGGCAGCCTCCTCGACCGGGCCAGGCAGGACTTGACCGATGCGACCGAAGCGCACAAGGCCGGCGACGAGTACACCGCTGAGGCGTTGACCGCAGCGCTCGCGGTCGAGATCACCAAGCAGCGCCAAATGAAGGGGAGGGCTGCCGCGTGAGCTTCGTAGCCCGCAATCATCCGCAGCAGGTCGCCGAGCGCGGACCGCTGGACGAGATCGACGACCGGACCACGCCGTGGGACTTCTTCCTGCCGCTGGCTCAGCGGTTCGGTGGCTTCACGCTCGACGCTGCGGCGGCCGAGCACAACGCCCGATGCCCGAAGTACTACACCCGCGCGAGCAATGGCCTGCTGCACTCGTGGGAAGGCGAGCGCGTCTGGTGCAACCCGCCTTACTCGGATCTCGGCCGCTGGGCCGCCAAGGCTCGCGCCGAGGCTCCGCGAACCGATCTGATCGTGATGCTCCTCCCCGCGAACCGCACCGAGCAGGGCTGGTGGCAAGACCACATCGAGCCATGCCGGGATGGACGGGATCCGTACGGCCCGCGCATCGAGTTCCTGAAAGGCCGGCTGCGGTTCTTGAAGCCAGGCCAGACCCAGATCCTGCCTAACGAGCGCCCGCCCTTCGGGTGCCTGCTCGCGATCTGGGACAAGCGGCCCGCACTGCCCGGTCTGGAGGTAGTCGCGTGATGACCGTCGGAGAGGCGCGCGGCCTCGCCACGTTCCTCCGCTCCATCCGGGGCGACGAGGAGTGGCAGACCTCGAAGATCCTCAACGCCCTCGCCAAGCTGCAGGACGAGGGGTACACCACCCAGGACATCACCGAAGCGTGCACCGCGATCGCGCTCGACCGGTCGAACCTGTACGCCACGATGCTCTCGATCAAAGCCCCGGAGATGATCGCGAAGAAGCACGCCGCGAAGGTGAACCTCCGGACCGGTGGCCCGAGCCGGCGCGGCGACGACTCGTTCCTGTGCGACGTGTGCGGGAAGTCCGAGGGTCGCTGCCAGTCCGACGCGACGAACCTGAACGGCTCTGACCACGCGTTCGTGAACGTCTCGCGCCGCGACCTTGACCGCGACCAGATGCACGCCGACGGGCGCATCGCGGCAGCCCGAGCCAACGCGATCTCCAAGGCGGCCAGCGGCCTGTTCGCGCTCCCTGCCGACGTCACCAACCCGACCCATCCCGAGCCCCAGCAGGAAGAAGAAGCGTCATGACCGTGCATTACCGCGACGCCGCGGTCACCCTGCATCACGGCGACTGCCTCGACGTGCTCCGTGAGATCCCCGACAGCAGTGTCGACGCCGTGGTCACCGACCCGCCATACGGGCTGGAGTTCATGGGACGCGAATGGGACGGAGCGGACGGATTTCGTCGCAGCCTGAACCCCAACGATGCAGGGCGAGACAACGCCTTTGGCCGCACGTCACGCACCTCCCCTGAGTACTCCACCGGCAAGCCGTCCAACGCCAGAATCCGCACCCGCGTAGATGGCCGTACGAATCCGACCGAAGGTAAGTCCACGACGACGACGCCCGAGGCATACGTGGCAGGGCCGCCATTTCAGCACTGGTGCGAGGCATGGGCCACCCAGTGTCTTCGTGTCCTCAAGCCCGGGGGCCACATGCTCGCCTTCGGTGGTTCGCGCACGTGGCACCGCCTCACTGTCGCCATCGAAGACGCTGGCTTCGAGATCCGCGACTCCATCGCCTGGCTATACGGGAGCGGGTTCCCGAAGTCGCTGAACCTGCTCGACGAGCAAGGCGACCGGACCGGGTGGGGCACCGCTCTGAAGCCCGCCTTCGAGCCGATCGTCGTCGGCCGAAAGCCCTTCCCGGGCACGGTCGCCACCAACGTGCTGGAGCATGGCACCGGGGCGCTCAATATTGATACCTGCCGAACCGGGCTGGCGGCAGCGGATGACTATGGGCGTAGCACGACTAGGTCAGATGGCAGCCGAAGCACGAGCCATGAGGTCTTTGGCGCGGACCAGCGTGTAATCGCGAGCGAGGCTCACACCTCTGGTCGCTGGCCGACCAACGTCGTACTGGATGAGTCGCAGGCCGCCGAGTTGGACAAGCAGACCGGCACGCTGACCAGCGGATACCGGCAGGGCGACGCCTACGGGCAGTTCGCGGCGCGAACTGCCACCGAGACCTATGGCGACTCCGGCGGCGCATCGCGGTTCTTCCCGACCTTCCGCTACGAGGCCAAGGCACCCACCTCTGAGCGTCCCCGTAACGGCGAGATTGCCCACCCCACGGTAAAACCCCTCGACCTCATGCGCTGGCTGGTGCGCCTCGTCACCCCGCCAGGCGGCACCGTCCTCGAGCCGTTCGCCGGCTCGGGTACGACAGCTGAGGCCTGCGTGATCGAGGGATTCAAGTGCATCGCGATCGAGCGGGAAGCCGACTACCTACCACTCATCGTCAAACGACTCTCCAAGCCCATTCAGATCGGGCTCGACTTCGAAGGAGGAGCCGCATGAGCATCGTCCGCGCCCCCGGCACCTGCATCATCGTCCACCTCGACGAGGGCGAGGCGCACCTGCCGACCCCCGAACGGGCGCAGGAATGGGCCGCCGACTGGCCCGAGCAGAAGCAGATCCGCGCCATCGAACCCGCCCAGATGCCGTGCTGGACCGCCGAGTGCGACACCCCGGACTGCGTCGGGTGCGAAGACGACGAGAACGGCAACACCATGCACTTCCTCGCAGCCACCGCAGACGACGCCGAGCAGCAGCTGAGTGACCTCCAGCGGCAGCCCGACGGGCGGCTGCTCTGCACCATGTGCCGCGACCACTGACCCGCACCACTCCTGACTAACGCACCACAAGACGCGGGGAGCGCCTGATGCCCTACCTGAACCTCGACGACAACTTTCCCGACCACCCGAAGGTCGACGGGCTCTCCGACGGCGCGTTCCGGCTCCACGTCTCCGCCATGTGCTACGCCGCCAAACACCTCACCGACGGGTACATCCCGCCCGAACGCGTTGCCCGCCTCACGCCCCGGTACAAGCCCGGGCAGCGCGACGAACTCATCAAGGCCGGCCTGTGGCTCCAGCACGACACCGGGCACCGCATCCACGACTACCTCGACTGGAACAAGTCCAGGGCCTGGTGGCAGGCGAAGCGGGAAGCGACCGCGGCCAGGGTCGCGAAGTGGCGCAGAGGCAAGGGCGAGCCGCCGCTGCCGGAGGAGCCGCCGCACGACGACGAGCCACCCGAGGAGGAGGGGTAACGCCGTGGGCTGTCACCCCATCCGTAACGCCACATGTAACGGCGTTACTAACGCCGTTCGTGCAGCCGTTAGTAACGCTTCTCCAGACCAGACCAGAGAAGTACTTAGGCGCAGGTCTGCTTTTGGTACAGGTTTTGGGGTTCGTTTTGATGAAGGTTGATCAGAAAACTCACCTAGGTAACGCACGCGAGGAGAAGCAGATGAGCGAGATCAAAATCGAGTCAGAGGCCATGCAGGCGATCGTTTCGAAGGCGATCCTGGAAGGCATCGACGCAGACCAGAAGCAGGCCATCCTGGAGCAGGCAGTCGCCGCCCTGATCAAGCCACGCACCACTGGCGGCTACAACTCGAAGGCCACGACGCCGCTGCAAGATGCGTTCGACCTCGCCGTCGATCGAACCGTCAACCAGATCGCCACCGAGATGGTGAGCGGCAATGAGACCCTCCTCGCGAAGGTCCGCGAGCTGGTTACCGACGCCATGGCCGAGGCCGTCAAAGAGCCGTACACGAAGCTCCGCGAGAACGTGAACCGTGCCGTCGCCGACAGCATCGTGAGCGGGTACTGATGACCGCCCAGCCCGCCGGCGAGCAGCACACCGGCAGCCTCAACCTCGCCGGCGAAGGCAATGAGGCCGAGGACCGCCTCCCGAACAACATCGACCCCCAAGCCGTCGAAGCGGCAGCCCGCGCCCATATCGAGAACGCAGGCTGGGACTGGAACGACCTCGACCAAGGTGACCTTGACCACGACGCCACCAAGGCCGTGCTCATCGCCGACATGCGCATCGCACTCAGGGCCGCCTACCCGGCCATCCGGCAGCAGGTCGCCGAAGAGATCGCGGTAGCCCTCGACAAGTGCGCCAGCAGCCTCCACAAGACCGCCGACAGGACCCGCGGCCAGATCGCCGACGACGGACCCCGCGACGAGTACAACGACGAGCGGCTCAGGCGCGTCGCGCTCGCCCACGACAACCGGGCCGACGGGCTCACCGGGGCCGCTGTCGTCGCACGCGAGATCGGGAGGAAGGCATGAGCGACCCCCACGAGGGTGACCGCGTCTGGTTCGCCGGCGAGAAGCTGCCCTACAACGTCCAGGCCGTCAGCGAGACCGGCCGCTACGTCGCCTGCACCAAGCCCTTCGCGGCCCGCCACACGTACCTGTACACGGTCGTCGATCACGAGGAGCGCATCAGGGGAGCCGACAATTCGCTCGGCCGCTGCCTCGGCTACGAGACCCCTGAGGAGTGTCGCGACGCCCTTGCACAGTTCGAGTCGGGGGCCTTCGAATTCTCGCGTCGAGTCGGACCCATCCCGCTCGACCTCGTCCGAGTTCAGCACAATGGCAACAGCCCAGCGTGTCGCGCTGACCTAAGCGAATACGCGGCCAAGTCATGACCACGGACAGCCCCGAGGAAAGCCGTGACGAGCGGTTCTGCGGCGCCCGGAAGCGGCAGGGCGAGGGGACCTGCACGCAGCCGTCGGGCTGGGGCACGGACCACGTCGGGATCGGGTCCTGCAAGCTGCACGGCGGGTCGATGCAGAACCACAAGACGGCGGCGATCACGACGCAGGCGAGGCGTGACGTGGTCCTGTTCGGTGCCCGCCGCGACATCCACCCGGCTGACGCCTTGCTGGAGTTGGTGCAGTGGACGGCCGGCGAGGTCGACTACTGGCGGCACCGGGTGCGCCTGCTGGACGAGGATGCACTCACGTGGGGTGTGACCCGGGTGAAGGAGGGCGGGGATGACCGGGGAACGACGGAGGAGGCGAAGCCGAACGTCGCCTACGTGATGCTGGTGGACGCGAGCAACCGGCTGGAGAAGTACTCGACGGCCGCCCTGAAGGCTGGCGTGGATGAGCGGCGGGTCAGGTTGGCGGAGCAGCAGGGGACGTTGCTGCATGGCGTCCTGGTGGCCGTTCTGGGCGAGCTGGGGCATGACGTGGCGCCGGGGTCTGCTGCGGCCCAGGTGATCCTGCGGCACATGGCCCCGCTGCGTGAGGCCGTCGAACTGGGGACGGGGGAAGCGTCGTGAGGTACTTCCATGGCGGTGCGCCCGGCCTCAAGCCCGGTGACCTGATCGAGCCGAGGCCGCCAGGCGAGGGCAAGCACCTGGTTGATGGCTGCCCGACGTGCGAGGCACGAAAGGCGGGAGCGCCGATCGAAGGCGATGGCCTGGATCCGACCCTGATCTACGTGACGACCGACCGGGAGTACGCCCGCATCTACGCGGGCGGCTATCCGCTGGGTGCGCTGTACGTCGTCGAGCCGATCGGAGAGTTGACTCCGTCTCCGGATCCCGTGCCGTCCTGGGGGTGCGAGGCGGCAATCGTGTCCGGGGTCTACGACGCGTGCGTCCGCCTATCGCCCGCCCAGGTCCGTCGAGCAGTGAGGAGATACGCCGCATGACGACCTACGAAGCCGTACACGCCGATCTGCGGGCTCAGCCCGCTTTCACAGCCACACCCCCGCAAAGCTGCCTGAATGGATGCCAGGAAGGCACAGGGCCGGAACGAGGCATGGTTTTCTGCCAACCCGCCTACCTCCTCTGCCCCCGATGCCTCGACCGGCTCGAACACTGGCTCCGCGACATCCCCGACAGCTACGCCCTCCTCCCCGTCGTCCAAGAACACGGCACCGTCCCCGGCAACCCCGAATCCGCCAAGACGAAACAACCCGACGCACCCGCACCCATGCGCCTCGAAGTCACCGACCTCCTCGACACCCGCGACGGGCGCGGGGCACTCGGCGTCGTGCATGCCTGGGCGCAGCTCATCCGCGACGAGCGGCGACTCCCCGCACGCCGCTGCCACTGCGACCACGCCCGACCCACCCACGGACAAGGACGCGGCCACGACAAAGGCCACTGCACCGCGGCAGGCTGCGGCTGCCGCACCTACACGCCCGGCCCGTACTATGTGCACGCCGAAACCCGCCTGATCCTCGCCCACCTCGACTGGTGCGGGCAGCAAGAGTTCGCCGGCGACCTGTACCGGGAACTGAAAGACCTCACCCGGCAGATGTCCGACACCATCGGCGACTACCGGGCGCGGCCTGTCGGGAAGTGCGCGGCCTGGATCGACCGGCCTGGTGCCCCGTTGCAGGTGCTCTGCGGGGGAGCCCTTGTCATGGACCGCGACAAGCAGGGCGTCGTGTGTCTGGGGTGCGGCAAGGAGTACGCGGCTGACGCCGGGCTGCGCGAGTTGGGGCTCATCGTCGGGGCCATGTTCGGAGACACTAGGCAGCAGGAGGCGTCGTGATTCGCAGCAGAGTGACCGCAGTTCGTGTCCAGCCAGGCTGGTTCTACGAGGTGTTCGACACCGAGCAGCCGGAAGGCAACCGCGTGATAGTGAGCGGCGCACGGCTCACATGGAGGCATGCGATGGACGCGGCGATCTTCTGGCTCAAAAAGCCGCGCCATGACTGACCCGGGCAACATCATCGGGTTCAGCGTCGGCGGCCAGCCTGTCTACGCCAAGCCCTCCAAGCCGCTGCGGCTCGCCAGTCAGTCGATGATCGAGACCATCGAGATCATGGACGAGCGCGGCAATCAGGGCAGCGACATCGTCTGGGAGATCGCCGTCCACTACAGCCGAAGCTGGAACTTCACGGAGCGGGTGCGCATGGCGTGGCAGATCGTGCGAGGCAAGGGATGAGCGACATGGACAAGAAGCGGCAGGCGATCGAGGCGATCATCTCGGCGAGCTTCCGTGCCGGGGTCGAGGTGGGGCGGCTGTACCGCGAACCGGTCGAGCCCATCATTGAGTGGGATGGGCTCAAGCCGCGGATCACCGGCTACAAGGTGGGCGCATGAGCGATCCGATCGAGGCTGTCCGTGCCGCGCCTGGTGAGTTCTTCCTCGCCGCCGAGCAGGTCGCGGTCGGTGACCGGTTCAGGGTCCTGGACGCGGTCTACGAGGTGATGAGCGAGCCGTCGCAGTGGGGTATCGCGTGGGTCGCGACCGTGAAGGTCATCGAGGGGTTGAAGCCGGGCAGCGAGTTCCGGGCCATGCTCCACACAGGGCGGAAGGTGGAAGGGTGACCGACGACGAGATCTCCCGCATGAACGCCCGCATCGGGGCCTACGCGAGCAGGAGCGACGGCACCGAGAACCTCGGCATCGACTGGTTCGAGCACCTCCAGAAGCCGGACCTGCCGAAGACCAGCGACCCGCTCGCCCGGTTCGTGATCTCCCGCATCATCGAACTGGAGACCGAGCCGCGCGGTGAGATCAAAGCCGCCTACGACGAGCCGGCTGGGCCGATGGCACACCGGTACGCCAAGCACGTCCGCCGCGACTGCATCGTGTTCAGGCAGATCGTGCTGGCCTACCTGCAAGCCCACGACCGCGCCGAGACCTGCGAAGAGGACCACGACGATTCGGCCGAGCTGAGCGGCGTCATGATTGGGCTACGGCAGGCCGTGTTGGCAGTTGCCAACAGGTGGTCGGATCACCGCGAGTTCGACCCCGGTTGGAGGCTGACGTGAGCAAGCTTCAGTGGCTCTTGCTGATCTGCCGCCTGGTGACCTTCGCGGCCATGGTGGTGGCTCTCGTGGCTGCTCTGCTCGCTGGGCGATGGCAGCGCCAAGCCGCACGCGCTCGTCGGGAGACGGCGAGGATCGTGGCTGGCGGGCCAGTCCCACCGGTACGCCGCTCCGAGCAGGACCCTCGGGAGTTCTTCATCCCACTGACTGGCACGGATATGCCACGCCTGACTTGGGGGGGAAACGGCAAACCAGCACCTATAGCCAGACGTATGACCCTCCCGCCTGCCGGTGGCGGTTACCGCGCGCTCCCCGGACCGACCCCGCCCAGAGGCACGCCACCCACTCCGCCCCGACCAAGCAACGGCGGAGCCACGACAGCCCGGTAACGCAGCGAGCGCCCAGCCGGCCAGCCAGGCGCTCGCAACAGTCCCTCAGCAGGGTGTCGAACCGCACAGCCATCATGACACCTGCAACGGGGGGCACGCCGTGACTGACCTGCCGCGCTACACCGACGACGAGGCGTTCGCGCTCGGACTGCATCCAGCCAATGCGTTCCGGGCGTTCTCCCTTGCCCCCGGCACGATCAGGGCCTGGGCATCGGCTGGCCACATCCAAGCCCGGGGGATCGGGGCGCGGGGTGCCCGGCTGTACGTGGTCGCTGAGGTCGCGGCCTACTCGAAACGTGACCTGAAGCGCCCTGGTCCGCGCCGATTGTCCAGTGTCGCGTGACACCTTGTCGCGTGTCGCTTGACATGGTTCGTTGAATTCGGCAACACTCAGCGACAGCGGGCGAGGTATCTCTACTCACCGTCACCACTTGAATGTCGCGCTCCACAGAGCGCGCAGCCTCCACGCTTCGACCCCGTGGACGCCCCCCGCGAAGCCCCGGCTCCCCACCTGGAAGCCGGGGCCTTCGCATTCCCCCGAGCCCCGCTGGAGGTGACACGCCATGGCCATCCCCGCCGAGTGGAACACTCGCACCGTCGAGCGCACCTACAAGGACGAGCTCGACAACCCAATGACCGGCTTCGTCACCTTCACTGCGACCGTCGGCTACGTCGAAAACACGGCAGAAACCACCGCCTGGTTCTCCCGGCCTGTCCGCGTCGCCCTCGACGGCACCGGCAAAGCCTCCGCGCTGCTGCGCACATCCGACCCGGACATGCCGCAGCACGGCTACACCCACAAGGTCGTCGAAGAACTCGCCTACGCGGTCGTCTCCGGGCAGCCGACACCTGAGCCGATCACCAACACGTACTACATCCTCGTCGAGCCAGGCGCATCCCCGCTCGAGTACGGGCTACTCGCCCCCGTCCAGCCCGGACAGGGCGTCGTCGTTGTCCCCGGCCTCGAAGGACCGCAAGGCCCTCCCGGCGCCGACGGAGCACCTGGAGCCCCCGGTGCCCCCGGCGCGACCGGTGCCACTGGTGCGACAGGCGCAGCTGGTGCACCCGGTGACATCTCCGGGCTAGCGACCATCGCCACCACCGGTCACCTGAGCGACGCCACGGACTATGTCGCGCCGATGACCACGTCCGAGCGCAAGACCGAGGGCATCCTCGCTGACCGGGTCATGACCCAGGTCCGGTTCGTGTCCGGCGCCTACGAGACGATCGTCAACTCCTCGCGCCTCTGCCGCGTCTTCACCGGCACCGCAGCCAACGACCCCGCGGCCGCAGCCAACGAAGACGATCTCTGGCTCGTTCTGCCATGACCGTCGCCCGCGTCCGCCAAGCAGGCGTGTGGGTACGACGGAACAGTGCACCTGTCGACCCGTCGCCCGGCTACACCTACGTCGTCAACCCGGGCGACGACCCGCAGGCCGCCTGCACCGCGGCCCCGACAGGCGCGTCGATCCTATTCAAGCCCGGCACGCACCGCCCGAACGCGCTGAACCCGAAGACCGGACAGGTCCTGGTCGGGCAGGCCGGGACGATCTTCGACGGCAGCACGGCCTTGACGTCGTTCACGTCGGACGGCGCCGGCCACTGGTACGCCAGCGTGACGCTCCCGGACTACACCGAGTCGACCGCCGTCCAGTGCGAGATCACGACCGGCCCGAACGCCAACGCCTGCCGCAAACGCGAGCAGGTCTTCGTCGACGGCGTCCACCTCGACCGCGTCATGGCCCTCACCGAGCTCAACCTGACGTCCGAGTTCTACCAGGACCACGCTGCGGACCGGGTCTACTTCTCGTACGACCCGACCGGGCACACCGTCGTCATGGCGTCGAAAGCCCACGCTGTCTCGACCGCGAACACGGTCCGGATGACGGGGATCAAGGTCCAGTATTACGCGCCCCCGTCGCAGCTCGGCGCGATCTACCTCCGCGGCATCAACTCCGAGGTCGATCACTGCGAGATCACCAACGTCCACGCCATCGGCGTGTTCCTCGACGGCGCGAACGGAACCCAGATCCACGACAACACGATTCACCACGTAGGGCAGCTCGGTGTCGGCTCTCACGCCTCCCACAACGTGCGGATCGCAGCGAACTGGCTGCACCACAACAACACCGACGGCTACCGGCCCGACGACTGGGAATCAGGCGACATCAAGTTCACCTGGTCCGACGGTGTCATCGTCGAGGACAACCTGTGTGAGGACTCCCGCGGGCTCGCGATCTGGGGCGACATCGAGAACGGCCTCAACGGCAAGTGCTTCATCCGCCGCAACGCGGTCCGCTGGTGTTACGCGGACGGGATCCGGTACGAGATCGGCTACAACTGCGAGATCTCGAACAACACGATCGAGTACTCGGGGTTCCAGTTCGCTGCCGACCATGGCGACGACTCGGCGTTCACGGGCTACTCGGGGTTCGGTACCGCGGCGATCAACATCAACACGTCCCGCGACGTCGAGGTGTTCGGCAATGTGCTGGGTCCGAACCAGAACGGGATCTTCGCGCAGTTCCGGCCGCGTGCCGATGTGACGTTCCCGAACCGGGACCTGATCAACTTCAACGCCCACGACAACGACGTGACGCTCGTCCCGTACACCCTGACCGGGAAGGCCGGGAACAGCTACACGTCCGGCCTCAAGTCGGGTGAGGGCGTCACCGGCCTCAACACCCTCATGGGCAGCTCGGGCATCGCGACGGCGCAGTACTACGACGCAACCAAGAACAACCGGTTCAACCACAACACGTACCGGGTCTCATCGCCCGGCCGCCTCCAATACGCCTGGACCCAGGGCTACCGGTCGTTCGCGACCTGGCAGTCCGCCGGCCAAGAAGCCACCGGTGTACAGGTAGCGGCGCCCCGTCCCGGGTTCCAGATCACCGCAGGCGGCGACGACGGCAACTGGCACACCTTCGACACGACCGGGTACTACTCGGCGGTCGGCACGAAGATCTACATCGGCGACAACGCGGCCGTCCCGACCGACGCCGACCGTTGCGCATGGCTCCGGTTCTTCCCGCACATCCCCGGCGGCGCCACGATCACGCCCGCGCAGGCGTACCTGTTCCTGTACGCCACCGGCCTCTCAGGTGTCGCCCCCGACATGCTGATCGATGCCGAGAAAACCATCAACGCCGCCCAGCCGACTTCGAAAGCCAACGTTGCCGGCCGGGCGCGCACCACTGCACAGGTTGCCTGGGCCTCGCCCGCGTGGGTGTCGTCGTCGTGGCAGCAGTCCCCGGCGATCCACACGATCCTGCAAGAGCTCGTGAATCAGCCGGGCTGGACCGTCGACTCCCCGGCGTTGCTGTTCCTCCGCGACAACCAGGCCGGCAACGTCAGTGGGCAGATCTCCTTCAACGCCTACGAGACGGACCCGGCGCTGTCCGCGAACCTCCAAGCCCAGTGGTGACGCGGCGATGACGACCACCATCACCGCCACGGTCGCGGCCTCCGGCGACGACCTGTCGTGGCATAACGAAGGCGTCGGATCGTTCTCCATCACAGGCGCAACGATCCTCGTCGGCGACTCCGACTCGGCCAACTTCAACCGGTGGGGCCTGATCCGGGTCACCGGGCTCACGATCCCCGTCGGGGCGACGATCACCGAAGCGCACGTCACCGTCAAGGCGACCGGGCTGACCGGGGCCATCCCGGCGATGACACTGCAAGGCGTCCTGGGTGACAACGTCGCTGCCCCGACGACCCGCGCCATCGCGAACGCCCTGTCGCTCACCACGGCATCGGTCGCGTGGACGCCGACTGCGTGGGTGTCGACGACGCTGTACCCGTCGCCTGACCTGAAGACGATCCTGCAAGAGATCGTCAACCAGGGCACGTGGACATCGGGCGACTCGATCCTCCTCGCCTTCACCGTGCCGAGAGACGCCTTCACCAGCGCGAACGCGGCATCGTTCCGGGCCTACGACAACACCCCAGCCGATGCAGCTGTCCTGTCCGTCACCTACGCGACAGCCTTCGCAGGCGTCGCAAACGCAGGCTCGGACCAGACCGGCATCGCGCCCTACGCCACCGTCACCCTCACCTCGGCCGGCTCAACCGGGTCACCGACCGCGTGGCGCTGGACGCCGCTCACTGTCGGCGCGCCTGCACTGTCGTCGACGAGCGTCGCCTCACCGACCTTCACCGCACCCGGCACCCTCAACGGCGCCACCTACACGTGGGGCCTCGAAGTCGGCGACGGCTCCACCTGGTCCGCCCAGGACACCGTCACGACAGCGGTCAACTCCCACGACCTGTTCGTGAAGAAGTCAGGCGTCTGGGTGCCAGCTAGGTGGAAGGCCCGCAAGTCGAGCATCTGGGTATAGCGAAAGGGCGGTGAATCGTGGCCGCCATCTCAGCTTTCGAGTACGCCGCCCGCGCCTTCGAGGAACCGCAGCAGAAGTACGTCAGCCCTGGCGACCTCGCAAAGGCGATCGACCCGAGCACCATCCAGACATCCGCGCTCGACCTGATCGACCAGGCGCTCATGGATGTCGAGGCTGGCCTGATCGACCGGCTCATGATCTTCATGCCACCCCAGGAGGGGAAGTCGACCCGGGTCACGAAGATCGGGCCGCTCTGGGCGCTACTCCGCAACCCCGACCGGCGCATCGCAGTCGTCTCCTACGGCGCAGACCTGGCGCAGACATTCGGCCGCGAGATCCGGCAGATGATCACCAGCAACCAAGGCCAGGACGGAACCCTCGACCTCGGCCTCCGCATCGCACCTGACAACGGCGCTGTGTCGGCATGGCAGATCGAAGGCCGCCGCGGAGGAGTCCGCTCGATCGGCCTCTCCGGTGGCATCACCGGCCGCCCGGCCGACTGGCTGTTCATCGACGACCCGCTGGCAAACCGGGAACAGGCTGAGTCGGAACGGTTCAGGCAGCGCGCCAAGGACTTCTGGACTTCGACCGGCTCAACCCGCCTCGCACCCGGTGCGCCGGTGGTAGTGATCCTGACCCGCTGGCACGAGGATGACCTCGCCGGCTGGCTGCTCGGACGCGAGGACGGCGACCGGTGGCGGGTCGTCAACATCCCCGCGCAGGCGAACCACGACCCGAACAAGGATCAAGCCGACCCCCTCGGACGCCAGCCTGGTCAGTACATGCAGTCCGCTCGCACCAACGAACGCACCGGCCAGCCGCGAAGCGACCGCGAGTGGGAGCAGATCAAGGTCCAGGCCGGATCGCGCGACTGGGAAGCCCTATATCAGGGGAACCCAGCGCCGCCCGAAGGTGGCACGTTCAAGCGGGCATGGTGGCGCGAGTACGACGTACCCCTGTGGCTCGAAATGGACAACGGCGCGAACCACGTCACCCACTATGACGACCTGCTCATCAGCTGGGACATGACCTTCAAGGACACGGCCAGCAGCGACTACGTGGTCGGCCAGGTGTGGATGCGCAGGGGTGCCGACGCCTTCCTGCTCGACCAGGTGTGCGACCGGATGGACTTCGTCACCACCTGTCAGCGGTTCCGTGAACTGGCAGCGAAGTGGCCGCAGGCGACGCTGAAGATCGTCGAGGACAAGGCCAACGGCACCGCGGTCATCAACTCTCTCCGCCGCATCGTGCCGGGCATCGTCCCCGAGGAGCCGCACGGCAGCAAGGAAGCCCGCGCCTACGCCATCACCCCACTGGTCGAGGCGGGCAACGCCTGGCTCCCGTCACCCGAGTTGGCGCCGTGGATCGGCGACTTCATCGAGCAGGCGGCAGCGTTCCCCAATGCCGCGAATGACGACATGGTCGACGCGCTGTCGCAGGCGCTGAACCGGCTCATCCTGGCTCCGCTCCTCGCCGGCCAAGACCTGACCGAGCCCGACGAGTTCGCCGAGCTCGACAACGACGGCTACACCTACGCGCCCTACTAAGGAGGTGACCCGCATGGAGGATTGGTCTCAGCCCACACTTCAAGAGGGAGCCTCCCAGGAGGTCGCCCTGCGCGAGACGCACCTGTCGGACCAGTTGGCGGGCGCGAACAACCAGATCGAGATGCTCGCCGAGTCCCTCGCGGACCTGGAGCTTGCGTTCGAGGACCGCGGCTGGGACCGGCTCGCCGTCAACGCGACCCGCGAGTTCTCGCCTGAGGGTCTGCGCCGGGCACGGGAACTGTGCCGGGTGATGACGGTCGCGAACCCGCTACTGAAGCGCGGCCTCGGCCTGCGTAAGGCGTACGTGTGGGGTCAGGGTGTCGGGATCTCCGTCCGCGACAAGGGCGACAAGGGCCAGGACGTCAACGCTGTCGTGCAGTCGTTCCTCGACGACCCGTTCGTGAAGAAGACCTTCTCGGGGACGCAGGCGCACGAGGAGATGGAGCAGGCCGCGTTCACCGACGGCGACCTGTTCCTCGCACTCTTCACGTCGAAGCTCACCGGCAAGGTCCAGCCCCGCTGGCTGCCAGTCGACGAGATCACCGACATCATCCACGACCCGCAGGACCAGATCTCCGTCTGGTACTTCCGGCGCGAATACGTCGAACGCACGATCGTGAACGGGATGACGGCGCAGGCGACCCGGACCGTCTACTACCCGGCCCTCGGCTACGAACCCCAGTTGAAGCCGCCGACGATCAACGGCCACGACGTCCTGTGGGATGCCCCTGTCCGGATGGTGTCCGTCAACCGGCCCTCCGGCTCCTCGCGTGGCGTCCCCGATGCGTTCGCTGCGATCGCCTGGGCGCGCCACTACAAGGAGTTCCTGGAGCAGTGGGCGACGCTGATGCGCGCCCTCGCCCGCTACGCCTGGCAGACGAAGACCCGAGGCGACCGCGCCAAAGCCGTAGCCGCGAAGATCGGCACCGCCCCGCCGCTGACCCGCGAAACGATCCGCGACGGCAACCTCGCGGGCGCCGGTTCGCATGTCGTGTCCGACCCGAACACTTCGCTCGAGGCGATCCCGAAGACCGGTGCCACGATCGACGCCGACTCCGGCCGGCCGCTCGCTGCGATGGTCGCGACTGCGCTCGAAGTCCCGGTGACCATGCTCCTCGGCGACCCCGGCGTGTCCGGTGCGCGTGCGACGGCGCAGACGCTGGACCAGCCGACCGAGCTGGGTTTCCAGTTGCGGCAGGAGCTGTGGGCCGAGTTCAAGATCGACGTCCTCAATCACGTCATCGACTGGGCGATCCGTGCACCCAAGGGCGAGCTCAAGGGGAAGGTCGGCCGCGACGGCGACCGGGTCACCGCCGAGCTCCCCGACGAGGACGACCGGACCATCGACATCTCGTGGCCCGAGTTCGAGTCGCTCCCCGTCGACATCCTGGTCAAGGCGATCGCGGAAGCGTCCGCTTGGCTGCCGCCGCTCACCGTTGCCCGCCTTGTCGCCGACGCATTGAAGATCGACAACGTTGACGAGTTGCTTTCGGAACTGACTGATGAGCAGGGCAACTTCAAAGACCCAGCTATGAATGCCGGCCAGGCCGCGACGAACGCGTTCCGCAAGGGACAGGACCCGGCTGCGCTCCTCAACGGGCAGCCGCAAGACCAGCCCGCGCCGGACGTGAAGCCGCCGGCGAAGAAGCCACCGAAGGCCTGACGTGGCGATCACCGCCACCACGATCCGCCTCAGCAAGCGGCTCCGCAAAGACCTCCTCGCCGTAACCAACCAGCAAGACCGAGCGCTCACCCAAGCCTGGGTCGACGCCTGGGATACGGTCGCGGTCGACCTCGAATCGGCGATCAACGAGCTCGCAGCGAACGCGCAGGGCGGGATGTTCTCGCGGGCCACGCTACTGCGGTCCAGGCGGCTCCAGATCGTCCTGCAACACATCGCCCAGGCGCTCGTCGGCCTCACCGAGGACGCTGGCCGGCTGATCACCGACGACCTACCCGGTGTCGTGCGGGCAGCAGGCGAGGCGCAAGAGAAGATCATCGCTTCCCAGCTACCGAAGGCTGAGCGCGACAAGCTGGCCGGCTGGAACCGGGTGGATACGCGGCAGATCGACGCGATCGTGAAGCGCTCCAGCGAGCGGATCACGTCGCAACTGTGGCCACTGTCCACTGAGGCCGATGCGGTGATCCGGCGCGAGATCGTCCGCGGTGTCGCCGTCGGCTCAAACCCGCGCCAGACCGCGGCGCGGATCATGCAGGGCGCCGAGGGCGGCTTCAACGGCGGCCTTGCCCGGGCGCTGACTGTGGCCAGGACCGAGACGCTGGATGCCCACAGGGCCGCGGCCGCTGTATCTCACGCCGAGAACGCGGACGTGCTCGGCGGCTGGATCTGGCTTACCGACCTATCGCCGCGCGTATGCCCTGCCTGCCTGGGCATGTCCGGCACTGAGCATCCGCTGACCGAGCCGGGGCCTGAAGGCCACCAGAACTGCCGCTGTGCACGGATGCCGCGGACGAAGACGTGGGCGGAGCTCGGGATCGAAGGCATGGACGAACCCGCGTCGGCCGCGCCTGATGCCGCCGCCTGGTTCGACGGGATCAGCGGGGACGAGCAGCGCGCCATCCTCGGCGCTGCCCGGTACGACGCCTGGAAGCGCGGCGACTACCCGATCGGCAAGTGGGCGGTCCGCAAAGAGAACCCGGAGTGGCGGGCGAGCTACCAGACATCGCCGCTCCCCAAAGCCTGACCCGCCCCATCACCCCCATGCCCGACCCAGGGAGGTCACGCATGCCCCGCAAGAACCTCACCGAGTCCGGTGCGCACACCCAGATCCTCGAAGCCAACAGCGACGGATCATTCCTCGTCCAGGTCATCTCGCCCGGCTGGGGAAGCAGCGGCTACTACTCCGCGGCGGTCCTCGAAGCCGCCGGCAAGTCGAAGGTGTGGCCGGCGGGCACACACATGTACTTCGACCACCCCGACGCGATCGAGGCTGAGGTTCGCCCGGAGCGGTCCGTCAAGGACCTCGCCGCGACCCTCACCGAAGACGCCCGCTGGGACTCCAGCCGCGAGTCACTCGTTGCCCGCGTCGAACCGGTCGGGCTCGGCAAGACCGTCCTCGTCGACGAGGCGTTCCGCAAGGCGATCGCCTGCTCCGTCCGGGCATCCGCCGAGTTCAGCGTCGGTGAGGCCGAGGGCCGCAAGGGCGTCATCGTGAAGGAGATCTTCGCCGACACCTTCAACTCGGTCGACTTCGTCACCCACGCCGGCCGCGGCGGCATGATCCTCGAGTCCGCCCGTGCCGCAGTCGACACCGACGTGCCGGCCGTGTTCCTGCGTGAGTCGGCGGTCGCGAAGATCCGCGAGGCCCGCAACATCGGCCAGTGGATCGAGTCCCGCCTTCACCTTGAGCTCACGCAGCTCGCCGACAACATGTTCGGCGACGGCCGGCTGACCCGCGAGGAACGGATCTCACTGTCGTCTGCCGTCGGTGACGCGCTGACGGCGTTCACGTCCGACCTGGAGAAGTCCGCGCCGCAGCTGTACACGCGGGACCTGTGGGCCGAGCCCGAGGCGATGGCTATGGCCGCCGAGGCGACCCGCCCGGCCCGTGAGACCGCTGCTGCCGACACGGAGCAGGCGGTCCAGGACGCGGTCGGCCAGGCGTACAGCAACGCGGACGCCGAGACCTATTCGTGGCTGCGGGACTACGACCCCGACGCGAAGGTCGCGTACTTCGAACTGTCGGTCGCCGGTGCCTGCACCACGTACCAGCAGTCGTACACGGTCGCCGATTCCGGCGACGTCGAGCTCACCGGCGACAAGACCGAAGTCATCCGGCGCATCACCTACATGCCCGCCGGCACCTCCGAGTCCGCCACCCCCATCGTCCCGGTCCACCCGGCCGGGCAGTCCACCACCACCAAGGAGCACACCATGCCCGAAATCGAGGAAGGCGCCAAGGTCTCCATCACCGAGACCAAGCTGCGCACTCTCGAAGCGGACGCCGGCCGGGTGCCTGCACTCGAGGCCAAGGTCGTCAGCGAGTCTGCCCGCGCCGACCTGGCCGAGCAGGAACTCGCCGTCGAGAAGGCCCGTGACTACGCCCGCAAGTTCGGCGTCGACCGCGTCAAGGAAGCGAACACCGAGCTTCCCAGTGCGGTTGTCGAGAAGGTCGTCGCCACCGCGATGCTCACGATCCCGCTGACCGAGGCCGACAAGGCCGCCGACCGTCGTCTCGACACCGAGGTGTTCGGGAAGCAGGTCGACGAGGCCCAGAAGACCGAGGAGACCTACCTCGCGTCGATCGTCGAGGCCGGTTCCGGTCACGTCCGCGGCGTCGGCTCCACCGGCACCACGACCGAGGTCACCGAGGCCGACGTCACCAACCTCGTCGAGGGTGCCTTCGGCGGCCCGCGCAAGACCGTGAAGGGGGCCTGACATGGCCACGAACGAGCTGTACGACGAGGCGGAGAACCTTCTCCTCCCGGTCATCGCCGGAACCGTCTCCGGTGGCCCGGTGATCGTCGGGATGCTCCCCGGCGTCGCCCTCACCACCCGTGACGCGAGCGGCAACGCGATGGTCACGACCGAGGGCGCCTACAAGGTGTCCGTCACTGGCGCGATCACGTTCATCGGCCAGCCGGTGTACATCACCAGCGCCACCTACGCCCTCGTCGTCGCCCCGGGCGCCGGGATCCAGCTGTACGGCCACGCCCTGTCGCTGAAGAGCGCCGGCGCCGCAGTCATCCCCGTCCGCATCGCACCGTTCGCTGTCGCCAGCGACGCGCCCGCCTGATCTCCAGAGGAGACCAAAACATGACGACCACTGAGTTGTTCCTCACGGGCGATGCCGCAGTCGCTGAGGGCGGCGCGCTCACCGTTCAGCGCCGCTCCGGGAACCCGCAGCACCTTGCCCGCGTCGCTGAAGCCGCCAAGCTCACCAAGCGGGTGTTCGAGGGCGACCGGCGCGCCATGCTCCAGGTCCAGGAGCTCATGACCACGTCGGACTTCCCGAAGCTGTTCGGGGATGTCCTCGACCGGGCGCTCCTCGCCCAGTACGAGCAGATCTCGCCGATCTGGTCGGGAGTCGCGACCCGCGTGCAGGTCAACGACTTCCGCGCCAAGCACTGGATCGACCTGCTCGGTGGCCGCGCCGAGCTCGACCCGGTCGGGCAGGGCGGCGAGTACCCGGCGCGCGCACTGACCGAGGGCGACTACAACCTCACGGTCGGGAAGTTCGGTGCCCGTCTCCCGCTGACCTGGGAGATGATCATCAACGACGACCTGGGTGCGTTCCAGACCGCGCCGGCCCGTCTCGCGCAGGCCGCGGTCGACACCGAGGACAAGCTGAACACCCGCCTCTACGCGACCGCGACCGGCCCGAACACGGCGTTCTTCACCGGAGCGACCGCGCCCGACAACAAGGCGCTGACCGTCGACAACCTGTCGGCCGCGCTCACCACGGTCGCGACCCGCAGGGACTCCGACAACCGGCCGATCATGATCCGGGCGTTCGTCCTGGTCGTGCCGCCGGCGCTCGAGGTCATGGCGCACAACATCGTCAACGCAACGCTGATCCGGCTCCGCAACGACGCCTCCTCGGCGTCGGGCGCCCGCGACATCGAGGTCACGAACTGGCTGGCTGGCAAGGTCACGATCGTCACGAACCCGTGGCTGCCGGTCATCGACCTGTCCGGTTCGGGTGCGAACGCCGCGAAGACCTGGTACCTGTTCCCGGCGCCGTCGACTCCGCGCCCGGCCCTGGTCATGGGCTTCCTGCGCGGGCACGAGACCCCGGACCTGCGGGTCAAGGCCGATGGTGGCCAGCGTGTCGGCGGCGGCAGCGTCCCGGCCGAGGAGGGGTCGTTCGACAACGACGACATCCAGTACCGGATCCGTCACGTCACGGGCGGCACCACGCTCGACCCGATCGCGACCTACGCCTCAGTCGGTCCGTGAGCCTGCTCGACGGGCTCCACCCGGTCACGACCGAGGGTCAGATCCTGCTGCACATCGCGAACACGCTCGACGAGCTCAACGCGAAGCTGCAGGGTCCGGCCCCGGCCGAGCCGGCCGACGACAAGCCGGAACCGGCCAAGCCGCCGGCCAAGAAGGCTGCGTCTCGCCGGAAGGTCACCGGCCAGTAGCTGAGTGTCGGGGCGTCAACCCGCGGAATCGATGCAAGACCACGCTCATACACCGCGGGAAGGCGTACCGGGGAGTCCCTGGTCCGGGGCTTATACGGCCAGGCCGCATCGAGCCTCCTCCTTTCTCCCTGCCATGGCGCGACCTGCGCCCCGACACCACACACCTCCCCCGACTTTGAGGAGCACCCATGTCTGCCATCGTCGCGGGCGACCTGCTGTTCAAGTACTCGGTGGTCGCAGCCGCCGGCAACACCACGGCCAGCGCACCCGCCACTGCCCTCGGAGACCAGATCTCGACGTCCGCCTGGGCTGGTGGGTCGCTGAATGACCTGTTCGATGACATCTCTGGCGCCGAGAACGCGGCCTCGACGGTCGACTACCGGTGCATCTTCGTCCACAACTCCAATGCGTCGAACACGCTGGAGAACGCGGTCGTCTACCTGTCGGCCGAGGTCGGGGGCGGGGCGGGAGTCGCGGTCGGCGCGGACACCACCGCCGCTTCCGTGATCGCATCGGCCTCCGCGCAGGCGTTGACGATCGCCAACGAGACGACTGCGCCAGCCGGAGTCACCTTCTCCAGCCCGACTACCGCAGCGGGAGGCGTGGCCCTCGGCAACATCCCGGTCGGTCAGTGCAAGGCGTTCTGGGTCCGCCGTACCGCGGCCAACTCGGCGGCCCTCTCGGCCGACGGGGTCACCATCGCGGTCGCCGGAGACACCGGCTCGCTGTAGCAGCCCGCACCTGACGCCGGTGAAGGAGGCGAGCTCGTGCCCACGGTAACCAACCTCACCTCCGGTGCCGGCTCGGCTGCTACGTCGTTCGCCACGGCTTCAGTTGCCCCGACCGGGAACCGTCTGATCCTGGTTTCGGTCCACGCCTACATCTCCACCGGTTCGGTCCAGCCGGCCACTCCGACGGTCACCGGCAACGGCATCACCTACACCCTCGTGCAGGCGCAGGACGTTGATACGTCCGGTGTTGACCGGGCCACCGAATGGGTGTTCCGCGGCCTAGCCACGAGCCCGAGCAGCGGCGCCATCACCATCTCGTTCGGTGCGGTCACGATGACCCGCTGCGCCTGGTCGGTGGATCAATCCGATTCGGACATCGACCTGTCCGGTGTCAATGGTGCTGGCGCGATCGCTCAGAAGGTCGGAGCCACCAGCGCCGGCGCGACGAGCCTCAGCGTCAGCTACTCACCGGCGATGCGCTCCGATAGCGCCGGGTACTCCGCCTGGGGTCACCAGGTCCAAGAGGTCAAGACCCCGCGTACTTCGTGGACCGAATTGTCGGATGTCACCTCCGTCACCTTGGCGACCATGGAGACGCAGTTCTTCTCCGGCACCGACACGGCCGCATCCGCCTCATGGACCACCAGTTCCCGCGCCGGTGGCATCGCGATCGAGATCAAGAAGGCCGCCCCGTTCATCTGGTCCGGCGAGTACGGACTGCAGGGCGGGACGACTGGGCTGACGATGATCCCGCCCGCGGGCACCGTCGCCGGTGATCTCGACGTCATCTGGGTGCTGAACAAGAACTCCAGCGTCGACCCGACCGACCCGGGTAGCGGCTGGCTCAGGATCGGCAGCGCTGAGCTCGGCACGGGCGCTGATGGCGTGGGGACCGGCAAGATCCGCTTCACTGCCTGGTACCGGATCCTGACCGGGGCATCCACGAACACCACGGTCTCCGCCGGCGCCGCGAACCGGATGATCGGTGGCGGCATGACCTACCACCTCACCGGTGCTGGGGCATGGACTACGCCGACGATCGCTTTCGGGGAGGATGTCGACGCATCCACCACAGCCTTCGTGGCGCTGATGACAACCGACCTCGCGGCCGGAGTCGACGACTACACCCTGTCTGTCGGTGGCTTCACTGCGATCACCACCCTTCCAGGGCGATCGCTCACGATCCCCAACTCGACACAGAGCCGGTTGGACAACATCAACTCCGCCGGCGGCGCGGTCGGGAACACGATCTTCGCGTGGAGCGATCAGCGGGTCGGGATGGTCGGCACCCAGTCCGGCGCTGCAACGACTGGCGCGACCTCTGGCGTGGGTACGACCGGTGGCGCGATGCAGATCCGCATCCGCATGGCCGGCACGACAACGGTCAGCGGAACGCGTGCAACGACCTGGCGAGCACTCACGCAGATCACCGCAACCCGCGGCACTACCTGGCGCGTCCTGACCGCTGCGGTCGGCAGCAGGGCATCAACATGGCGAGTCCGGTCGGCGGTTACCGCGACCCGGGCCACGACCTGGCGAGTAGCGGCCACGGTTGCGTCTCTCAGGGCAACCACTTGGGATGTCCTGACCTCGACCGTCGCCAGTCGCGCAACGACCTGGCGCACCCGCGCGCAGGTCACCCCGACCAGGGCAACCACGTGGCGGACCCGCTCGCTCGCCGTCGGCGCCAGGGTAACGACCTGGAACGTGGACCAGTCGGCCACGGTCGTCGCAACCCGCTCGACCACCTGGGCCGTTGCAGGCCGGGTTACATCGACCCGCTCGACCACCTGGGACACGCTCACCCGAACCACCGTCACGCGCGCCACGACCTGGGATGCCACCGCGGTCGTCTCCGCTGCCCGCAGTACGACTTGGCGGACGCGGCAGGCAGTCCAGGCCAGCAAGAACACGACCTGGCGAGTCCGTGCGACCACCACGGCGCCCCGGACGACGACCTGGAACACCGCCACGCGGGCCAGTAGTAGCGCCTCTGCCATTTGGCGGACCCTCGCTGCCACCAGTAGCAGCCGGGCGGCCAATTGGCGGCTGCTCGAGGTGGTCGCCGCCACCCGCAGCACCGGATGGGCCGTGGCCAGCAACCTCGTCCCGCAGACAGGCGAATCGGTGCTCACTGCAAGCAACAGCCCGTCCAGCGTCCTAGTCGCGACCAACCCCCGCCCGACCCTGACCCCATCGAACGCCCCATCGAGCCAACTGGAGGTGAGCCATGGCGTATGACGTAGGCGACATCGCAGTGTTCACCCTCGGCGTCGCACCGCACGACGGGACGACGGGCGTGACGGTGGTCGTCCGGGCGCCCGATGGCACCGAGAGCCCAGTGACCCCGACCCCGTCAGGTGGCGGCGCGACCTGGACCGTGCAGGTACCCCTCACCGCCGCCGCGACCTGGTACGTCACATGGACCGTCACTGGCACCGGCGCGGGCGTGCAGTCGGACAGCGCCGAAGCCGACCCGGTACCGCCCCCGTCGGACGCGCAACGCCAGACCCGGCTGCTCATCGCGGACACGGACCCTGCGAACCGGTTCTTCTCGACGCTGCAACTCGCCGACTTTCTCGCCATGAACGGCGACTCGGTACGCCGAGCAGCCGCGCAAGCCCTCGACGTGTGGGCCGCGAACGAAGCGATGGTATCGAAGAAGATCACCACCCAGGACCTCCAGACCGACGGGCCGGCTGTTGCCGCCGCACTGCGGGCGAGCGCGACCGAGCTCCGCCGGCAAGCCGACGCGGGCGAGGGTTCCAGCGACGACATCGGCTTCGAGATCGTCGAGTACAAGCCGTACCCGCACCACTCCGGCTGGCGGTACTGATGCCGTTTCCTGGCTCCCGGGTCATCGTCCCCAGGTGGGAAGCGCACCACCGGCCCGTGCTGGCGACGACCCGGACCGCGATGATCACGTTCCGCCGGATCTCCGGTCCGCCCGTGCACGACCCCGCGACCGGGTCCACCGACCAGCCGCGGACGGTCGTCTACACCGGGTCATGCCGCATCCAGGAACACCAGATCAACGCCCACTCCGCTGTCGCCGGCGCGGAACTGATCACGACCCACGCCTACCAGGTGTCCCTCGATGTAGCGGCGGCTCTACAGAAGGACGACATCGGCACCGTTGACGCCAGCAACGACCCGACCCTCGTCGGCCGGGAGTTGCGCGTCAACGACATCCAGCGCGGCTCGCTCCTGTTCGAGCGCGACGTGATCTGTATCGATGACCTGGAGGCCTGATGCACTTCGACGTCTCCGAACTCCAGGCCCTGGAGCGGGACCTGGTGAAGGGTGCCGCGAGGGTCGAGAAGACCGCGCCGCTCATCGTCAAGAAGTCCGCGCTCGACATCGAGGCCGACGGCAAGATCAACGCCCCCGTAGACACCGGGACGCTGCAGAACTCGATCTCCAGCGACATCAACGGGCTCACCGCCGAGATCGGCCCGTCCACGGACTACGAGGCCTACGTCGAGTACGGCACCAGCAAGATGGCCGCCCAGCCGTACATGGGGCCAGCCGCCGAGAAGAACACCCCGGCATTCGAGCAGGCGCTCGGCAAGGTCGCGGAGAAGATCCTGTGACCACCCTGCCCGCGGTCACGCCAGTCGCTGACGCCGTCCTCACGCTACTGCAGGCGATCCCGGGCCTCAACGTGTTCGACACGGAGCTTCCGGCGAACCCGCCGCTCGACCCAGACAAACGCGTCCACCCGTATGCCGTGTTCTTCCCGAGCGGAGGCAACGCGTTCGGCGACCGCCTCAACGACATCCCGACCGACGTGAAGTGGACCTGCCGGATCCTCTTCGTCGGCGGCGACAAGACCCGCGCCCTCTGGGCGTTGG